ACGCACGTATGACCGTGCTCCGGGGCCTAGCGCGCTGGGTGGATTGGTCGATCAGATCTACCGACCTGGCGCCTTCGACACTGAGGCCAAGAGCAAGCCTGCCTCTGGTGCGTGGGTTCGTGCCTGAGGTTGAGCCTCAGACGGCACCGCCCACCATCCTGGCGCAGTCACATATAACGACTCGGGTCTCGCCTCGCCATGCCGCGGTAGCTGCACTCTCAGGTCAGAAGAAGCTGGATCGCCAGCTTGCTCACGCCCTAATGCGAACGCAATATCGCAGGCCGCTCCCCCTCACCCAGTTGCAGTTCCAGCAGCAGCGTCAGAAGTCCCGCTAAGTGTCGATTCAGTTCCAGTCCCCCAGTTATAGAGCGGCGTCGTCGGACCTGACGATTCAGATCAGTCCGCTCGGGCTGGTGGAGCTAGCGGACGAAGAGTTTGAGGTACATGGCCCTCGACTGAACCGCTACGCCATGAACTGGGCGTTTTACTTGGGCTACCACTGGGCACAGCGACCGGACCTGGGTGAGCCGCAACTGACCTTTAACTACACCCGTGCTTTGAGCGACTTCACCACTAACTTTGTCTTCGGTAAGGGTGTGGGGTTCCGTTCTCCTGACTCTACGGGGGCCATCGTGCCCTCCCGGTTGCAGAGGATCTGGGAGACGGACAATAAGAAGGAGTCTCTCTTATGGGAGGCCGGATCCATGGGATCGGTCAGTGGTGACTGCTTCGTAAAGGTGGCCTACGAGGAGCCATGGCAGGATCCCAGTGGCATGCCTCACCCCGGTCGGGTACGGATCCTGCCCCTCAACTCGGCCTTCTGTTTCCCGGAGTGGCATCCCCATGATCGCAAGCGACTCATTCGCTTTAAGCTCAAGTACCGATTTTGGGGAACGACGATGGAGGGCACCCGCCAGGTCTTCACCTACACCGAGTTGCTCACCGAGAACCAGATCGAGGAGTACGTCAACGACGAGTTGATCGACGCCAGGGAGAACCCCCTAGGCGAAATCCCTGTCGTTCACATCTCCAACCTGCCCATCGCTTCGTCGCCCTGGGGCATGCCCGACATAATGGACGTGACGGTGCTCAACCGCACCTATAACGAAGTCGCAACCGACATTGCTGACATCGTGAACTACCACGCTGCCCCCGTGACGGTGGTGATCGGAGCGCGAGCCTCCAACCTGGAGAAGGGCACCCATCAGACTTGGAGCATCCCCAACAAGGAAGCCAAGGTGGAGAACCTGCTCTTCGATCCACGGGGGATCGAGCAGGCCATCAAGCTCCTGGACGTGCTCAAGAGGGCCATGCATGAGATGACCGGTGTGCCGGTCACCGCCCTGGGCGAGGAGCAGGCTATCTCCAACACCTCCGGCGTGGCCCTGGCGATTCAGTACCAACCGCTCATGAATCGCTTCCACCTGAAGGCCACTCAGTATGGCGAGGGTTTCGCGGAGGTCAACCGGCTGGCACTGAAGACCCTGTTCATGAAGGAACCGGAGACACTGGTCTATAACCCGGAGTGGGATCCGCCTCTCCGGGATGACCAGTTGCCGATGCTGGACCCTATGGATCCGGTGACCTACGAGAACACGGTCCACTTCCAGCCGCCTTTGCCGGTGGACAAGCTGGTGCTGCTGAACGAGCTACAGGTGAAGATGATGCTGGGCCTGGAGTCCAAGCGCGGTGCGCTCCAGGAACTGGGTGAGGAGTTCCCTGATGAAAAGCTCCAGGAGCTATTCAAGGAACTGATCGATGACGCTGAACAGCAGGCTGCTCTGGAGTTGCTCAAGGCCCAGGTGGCCTCCTTCACCGCCATGCAGACCGGCATGATGAACCCTGAAGGGCCACAGCCCATACCACCTCCTCCTCAAAATGGCAATGGGAACGGGGCCAAGAAGAATGGTGGTGGAGTGAAGTCGGCGGGTGGCCCTGGCGTGAACAGTGCTGGTCAGCCGGTGCAGAAGTTCGGCGCTCTGCCCGGTGTAGACCTCACCAACTCCGCGGACATCAAGAAGATGTTCGACCGGGTCGTCGCCCTGGCTCACGGCACCGTCCTGCCCCAGCGACGTGTACCAGAAGAGGATGAGGCGTGACTCGTACCTCTGGTGGAACCTTCATGAATCTGACCCACGAAGACTTCCTGTCAAGGCTTCGGATCGAGCGGGATGGCTGCTGGGTCTACACCGGTCCATGTAGCCGAGATGGCTACGGGTTGTTCGGTCGGAATCGGCTGGCGCATAAGTATGCCTATGCCCACTGGGTGGGAGAGATGCCAGATGGTTGCGAGATCGACCATCTCTGCCGGATCCGGTCTTGTTGTAACCCGGATCATCTCCAGGCTGTTTCGCACAAGGCCAACGTGCTACGAGGTGAGAGTCCCTCAGCGCGACATGCTCGGAAGACTCACTGCTGTCACGGTCATGAACTGACACCGGGGAACATCTATCTGTCGAAGCGCGGGGTCCGGGTGTGCAAGAAGTGCCAGTCAGACGCATCGCGTGCGTACTACGCCCGCAAGACCATAGAAAGGAGCTAATGCCAGTCCATGCCGCCAGAAGACCCAAACGCCCCACCTGAAGGCGACCCGCCGCCGCCTGACCCCAACAACACCATCACTGTCCCTGTCACTGAGCCGCCCCCAGGAGAGCCAGCCCCTCCCACCAGAACCCAGCGCACCGCTGAGCCGCCCCAGGCGTTCACTTCAGAGGATGTCGAGCGCATCCGTCAAGAGGAGCGTGCTCGGGTGTTGGCAGAGCAGACCCGTGCGGACCAACTGGAAAATGAGTTGGCCCAGTTTCGCAAGGATGCTGAGGATCGCCAGGCCGCAGAGGCCAAGGTCCAGCGGGATGCAGCCCGTGCCCAGAAGAAAAAAGAAGAAGAGGAGATGGAGCTTCGTGACCTGATTCAAAGGAAGGATCAGGAGTGGGAGCAGCGTCTTGAGCAGGAACGGGCTGAGAGGGAAAAAGCCTTTGTCATGCTGGAGCAAGAGCGTCGGCATGCCTCGCTACAGACCTATTTGGCTCAGCGTATGGCTGAAGTCGGTGAGGATATTGCGCCTGAACTTCGTGATCTTGTCGCCGGAAATAGTGAGCAGGAAATCGATGGCAGTATCCAGCTTCTGATCCAAAAATCGGATCTCATCAAGAACAACTCCGTCAGCGCATTAAGGAATCTGAATGCAGGACGGCCCACCGTGGGAGTAACTGCGCCCCCGGTCGGTCCCATGGAAACAGGTGGGACCACCCGTACGTATACGGCGGATGAACTCAAGGCGATGACCCCCGAAGAGTACGCTGCTGAGCGTGACAACTTGTTGCGTGCGGCGTCTGCAAGTCGTAGACAGCAATAGGTAGTACCCGAAAAAACAGGAGGTAAGGCAAAGTGCCTTCAGCTATTACTGGCACCCCGCTGCTGAGTGCGTCACCCACCGGTTATCCGGGTACTAACTCGCAGCTTTCACCCGCAATCCAGGTCATCTGGAGCAAGGAGATCTTGTTCCAGTCGATGCCTGTGCTCAGGTTTGAGCAGTTCGCGGTGAAGAAGACGGAGCTTGGCGTGCAGCCCGGACTCCAGATCAACTTCATGCGTTACAACAACCTGGGCGACGCGACGCAGCTTGTTGAGGGCGTCCGCATGCAGACCGCGGCGCTCACCGCGTCCCAGTACGCCATCACGGTGGCTGAGCAGGGCTACGCCGTGGCCGTGAGTGAGCTTCTGCTCAACTCGTCCTTCGATGACGTCATGGCTTCGTCCTCCCGGCTCTTGGGCCGAAACATGGCGAAGTACCTGGACGGCTCGGCCCGCGACACGCTCTACCAGTCCAGCAGCACGATCTTCGGCTACGCCCTGCCGACTGGCACCATCACCCCGCTGTCGCCTTACGACGCCGGGATAGTGGCTGCCAACTACGCCGCCCTGGCTGGGACGCAGTACATGAGCGTCAACGTGAGTAAGGACGCCGTCGAGACCCTCGCCACCAAGAACGTCCCCCGGATCGGGGAGACCTACGTGGCCTTCATCGACCCGCATCAGTCCCGCCGTCTCCGTGATAATCCGGAGTTCATCGAGATGACGAAGTACGCCGCGGCTGGCAACTTCATGATCGGGGAGATCGGGCGGCTCAACGACGTGGTCTACATCGAGACCACCCAGGTGCGCCAGTACGCCCCTGGTGCTGGGCCTGCCGGTGGTACCGGCCAGGGCAACGCGGGCGTCACGCACGGGGCCATGTACCTGGGCGACAATGCCTTCGGTCACGCCATCGCCCTGCCGGTTGAGCTTCGTGACGGTGGCGTGCTGGACTTCGGGCGTGAGCACGCGTTGTGCTGGTACGCGATCTGGGGATTCGGGCTGATCACCGACCAGAGCGTGGTCCAAGCCTGGACCAACTAGATGCCGCGAGCACCGGCCCAGCGGGGCGACTTCACCGGCCAGGAGCGTCAGCGTCTGGCTGAGGAGAAGGCCAAGGAGTTAGCTGACCGCCAGAAGGAAATCGGCCTGGTCAATCAGGTTGACGTCGTCTATGAGGAGGAAGGGGTCTGGGATCCCGCCACCGGGGACGTTGTCGAAATGAGTGAGGAGGCCCAGGCCAAGATCGAGGCCCTCAGTGAGCCGGTTGAGGTGGAGGCCGATCCCATCCTTGATCCCTCACTGAAGGTGCCCGGCTACGACCCGATGAAGGATCTCCAGGACATCCAGACTCAGCAACGGACCAAGCCTCAGATGTCCAACGTCCTGGAAGTCCAAGACCTGGGGCCGGAGCCGGTCGTCGTAGAGGACGAGTGGCGCGTGATCAGGGTGAACACCGACATCGAGGAGATGACCTACGGTGCAGGCAACACCTTGACCTTCCTGCGGGGTCGTCGGTACCGGGTGCCCAGGGATCTCTACAACTGGTTGGAGAGTCGGGGCGTGGTGTACCACTAATGACGGCTACTGAGTCGGAGTTTGAGGAGCGGACGTGTGCCAAGTGCGGCGGCGTTGACACTGAGCCGCACCATGTCCAGTACGTAGCGTTCAACCATCCGGTGACCGGCGTGGGCACCGATCTGTCGCTCAGTAAACATGTCATGTGCTGCGCTGAGGATGGCTGTGAGATCTGCACCGCTGATGTGGATCGAGCCAAGGCTGACGGAGCCGATCTCTCACACATGAGGGGTTGGTTGACCAGTCGTCCTACTGATCACCTCCAGATGCTCCGCGAAGAGTTCGGTGTGGAGACCACTGTGATTGAGATCGAGGAAGAGGAGGCTTCGGAGTAATGGCGAACCTTGTCACTGTCGAGGCCAACGCTGTCCTGAATGCTTCGTCAGGTCAGGCGCCGTATGTCGCCCCGACCACTCCTATCAAGGTGGCGTTGGTTACGGCCACGGGTACGGCCACTGCGCCAGGTTCG